TGTGGGTCTATTGTAGAAACATTTTACCTAGACCACGATCACAAGACAGGACTATTCAGGGGTTGGGTATGTAGATCTTGTAATGTTGGCTTAGGGTTTTTAGGTGACGACATTGCTGGTGTAACAAAAGCTTTAGAATATCTTAGGGTAAATAATGAAAAGTCTTGAACCTCCCGTAAAACAAACACGCACTCGACGTAAGACTACGTACAAGAATGCAGACAAAAAAGAGACAGCAGAACTTGTACCACAGAATGATCGCCAAAAACATTACATTAATGCAATAGAGGAGAGTAGTCAGATCATTGTGCTTGGGCCAGCAGGTACAGGTAAGACATATATCGCAGCCACTAAGGCGGCTAACATGTACATCACCAAGCAGATTGATAAGATCATTATTACACGACCTAATGTAGCAGCAGGTAAATCTATCGGATACTTTCCCGGCACACTAGAAGAGAAGATGATGCCGTGGGTAATGCCCGTACTTGAAGTGTTACATTGGCACCTTGGCAAAGGCGCTGTCGAGACAGGCATAAAGAATGGCAACATTGAGATTGCACCATTCGAAACAATGCGAGGAAGATCTTTCACAGATGCTTTCGTAATCTTAGATGAAGCACAGAACGTAACGCCACACGAGATTAAGATGTTCTTGACACGTATTGGCCAAAACTGTACGGTCATTTTGAATGGCGACATATTTCAGTCTGACTTGTCAGAGACTAGTGGATTGAGTAAAGCTATTCACATGGTCAAGAAGTACATGCTTCCTGTGCCAGTGATTGAGTTTCAGGCAGAAGACATTGTTCGTTCTGACCTGTGTAAACAATGGATTATTGCCTTTATGAAGGAGGGCACATAATGGAAAAGAAACTTACACGTGCTGAACGGGGTCTAGGAAAGTACGATGCCCCACTTCGTATGCAATATGATAAGGGGTACAGAGACTTTAAACGTGGCAGAACACTTAACCCATTCCACCCCGACACTATGCAGCATAGAGAGTGGCAAAGAGGCTTTGATACAGCCTACTATGAGCAGCTAAAAAGAGTGCAGGAAAATGAAAACATTAGAGCAGGAAGCACAAGAGTTCCTAAAGGAGAAGTACAAAATGTCTGACTTCAATTCGTACCAACGTAGTGCTAAAGGCACAGCTATCTATCCCGATAAGTACAAAATATTATACCCCGCACTGGGATTAGCAGGCGAGGCTGGTGAAGTAGCTAACAAAGTTAAAAAGATTGTGCGTGATGGGCCAGAGAATATGCCAGAGGATTGGCGAGAACAACTTGCCAGTGAGTTAGGCGATGTGATTTGGTACTGTGCTGCACTGGCTAGTGACTTGAACATCTCACTTGGTCAGGTAGCTGGACAGAATCTAGAGAAGCTAGCACGACGACAACAAGCTAACACACTAAGTGGTAGTGGAGATAACCGATAAAAAAGTGGGGGCATTTAGCCCCCATTATTTTTGTTATTTATTGTATGCTTTTCTAAGTGTAACACCAATCATTGTTAGTGCTTGCAAGTCTTTTGCACTTGTTGGATCAGGCACTCTGTCAAATCTATCTACAAAGTAGTTAGTAGACAGCTTCCTAAACTCTTTGGGAATACGACGATACTGAACGATGGCATTAGTATATTCATCTTCTGCACCTACAGGTATCTCTTTCAAGTCTGTACGTACATCACGCACCATGCCACGAACAAGTGGGATAACGTTGTTGTTTACGTGCTCTTGTTCAGTAAAGTTTGCTTTGTACATATCCGATTTATCTGCGTACTCTGCACGTAAAGTCTTTTCTTGTGACTGTGCAAACTCAGCTATAATAGGCAACACTTCCCTGATGTTTTTGTTTTCCCATCTTTGTACTGTGGGTACATCAGATGTACTACCTAGATCATACTCATTAAAACCTAGGCGAGTAAAGTACTCACCGTACTCTGCATCCTTAGTGCTTTGGTTAAGACCTAGTAATACACGTGCCATAGGATTAACACGCTGCTTACTTTCAGTGAATAGAAATTCACGTGAAGGCATCTCTGCTTCTTCTTCTGCAGTAATGGCAATGCCTCTCTGTTCAAACGGTCTTTTAACTTCGTTGAAGAATGTTGTAAGACCATCAAGTGTGGGGTCTTCACGTACATCTTTGTACTCAAGACCACGTTCACCTACCGCACGCTGCGATTCAATAAGCTGTGCAAAAGGTACTGCCCACGTGGACAAATATTCCCCTAGCAATCTGCCTGTAAGCTTACCTGTAGCTTCACCCTTTGTTAGATCAGTACCATCTGCAAGTGCAGCTACCTCTTCTAAGATAGCATTGCCAGAGCCTACACGAATATTGCTACCAGCAAAAGTTTCTGCAAATTCACGTGCATCAAACCAATCATCAAATGTACCATCCATTGTACGCTTAGTTGCTTCACCGAGATACAGGAACTGTCTCATTGGATACTGAGGTGACGTATCCATTACAACACCTTCAGAGGTGTACATTTCCTTGTAGTCAGCAGGTACATCTTCACTCGTACGGTACTGATATGCAGCACCGATAGCTGCCATACCCATCATGTTACGTGTGATACGTTGACGATCCTTGGCTGTGAGTGGACCACTACCAACTCTGCCTGCAGTCACCAAGCTAGCAACCTTACGTGTCAGAGGGATAGATGCACCAGCAGCGTACTGCCCCATAAGCTCCATGCTGTTAAACATAAAGCGTGGGAAAGGCAGTACAGTTGTGAGGCCATTACGAACAATAAACTGTGACGTACTACGGAACACAGGTATCTCTGGCATCTTAGCATACGTCACGTCAAGTGACTTAGTAACTGCATCATCTACAAGGTTAAGGAATGAACGTGCATTCTCTGGCTTAACACCAGATGCATCATTTAATAAATCTTGCAGCTTACCAGATTGCAATGCATCAATCAGATCAATCTTGTATTCGTTACGTGTTAGTCTTTGTAGCTCACCAAAGAATACACCACGTCTGATCAAATGTTCTTGCCATCTGTTTGGGGTATTCAAGAAGTCTACTACATCCTCCATAGGAGACAGTACTCTATCGAATGCAGTACCACTACCACGACCAGTTAACTTTTGTATTTCGTTAATGTTGTTAAACATACGATCATACTGAGATGCTAGCTCTGGTCTGCTTAGCAAGAAGTCAGTGTAACCTTTAGCTACATCTGATCTGCTAAAGATATACTTCATGTCAGCAAAACTGTCTTTCCAATTCTGCCCACTAAACAGTTCACCTACGCCAGCTAATACACCGTCATTTGATGCACGATAAATGGCAGTATCCATGACATTGCCTAAGCTTTCCAGAGGTGCACGCACACCTGCTGAAGTAAGGTTTCGTGCCGCAGTAGCTAGCTGTGATACCAGACCACCCCTACGTACGTTCTCTAAGCGCATGACAGCCTGTCTGAGCCTGCCTTCCTGCTTAGTGGCTATGTTAGCAGCCTCCTGCGTAGCCTCCCCTACAGGGCGTGCACGTTTGATCTGTGACAGTTTGTTAAGAACCTTACCTGCCTCAGAGCCAGAGCCTACTACCGTGAGTATGTAGTCTTCAAATGACAGGCCATACTTGTTAAGGTTATCAATAAGCTCTTGACCACCTACTAGCTCTCTATTTACTGTAAGATCAAACAAAGAATCAATTACAGTTCTGTTACCATCAAACGCATCAGGAAATTTTTGCTTGTAATCAGCAGCAATAGATACAATAGCATCAAACTTTTCTGGCTGTAGTATTGGTTGCGTCAGTTTATCTGCACCTGTCGCCAACTCCAGTGAATCTGCAGAAACTTCTTCTAGTGTTTCTACGCCAGCCTTTCTAGCTTTATCATAGTCCAGTGTAAGTCTACCATTCTTTTCTGTAGAAATAGACTTACCTGTACGTGCTTCAAAAGCTTTGATTAATTCCTCTGCTACATCAGCATTCTTAGCTGCAGTTTCGGCTGCAAGTTTACGGGCCTGTTCCGCAGCTTCCATGCTAGCACCTCTAGCAATGTCAGCATTGTTACGTATAGCTTCTCTTAGATCTTTGGTTTGTGATGCAGCTTTACGTGCAAGTCTGCCACCAGAAACAGCTTGTTGCACAGCACCCGTCAAGCCAAGCACAGGTAGGGTATCCGAAAATTCAAAGAAAGAACCGAAGCCATTAGCAATTTGGTTGGCCAGTTCACGTGGACTTTCTGCTAACTTTTTTCTACCAAACTGGTTGACAGCTGCGTTAATTCCTTTATAAGTAAGTGTATCATCCCCTAGTGCTTCAAGACTATTTTCAATAGCATCAACTGCACCAGACGTACCCAGTGTGATACCATCAACAATACCAAGCACAGCTTTCATACCAACATCACTAGAGTTTGCTACCATAGACAAAGCATAACCACTTATCGTAGGCTTCTGTGTTTGTGGATCAGGTGCACGTAGGCTTTCCACTAACTGCTTTCTAAAATTATCTTTACCTTCTGTATCTGAGCTATCCCAGAAAGACAGTAGACTATCTTGTTTTGTTTCTTCAACTCTACTAAGTCTCTCTTGTGGTTCAGCAGCCTCAAACGGAGTATCGTCTGCACTTGGCAACATAATGTCTATGTAACCTGCATCTCTAGATGTCATACGAGTTGGCTGTGGTTTTGCGTCTAGTGGTTCTTCTAGCTCAACAGTAGGTTCAACGTATGTGTCGGGTAAGTTTATTTTCGGTGCAGGTGCGCCAGTATCACCATCTAAAAAGTTTACAACAGAAGAAATGTCTGCCGCAGGTTCATTTGCAACAGACATAGTTTTAACATTAATATCTACAGGCTTTGTAGCCACACCACCATCTAGGATAGACAGCATGTCGTCTACAGAGATTTGATTATCTGCCATGTTTATCTACCTATTACGATTGGAAGACCTTGAGCATTAGGTAGACCTGTATAGATAGCGTACTTTTTAATGCCGTTGCTGTCTACGTACGTGATAACGTCACCAATTCTATATTTACCACCCTTGATTCCATTAGCAAAATCAGTTGAACTAGCTTCACCTTTAAGTCGTTTGCTCGTAGTTCCTTCAGCCATAACACCACGACCATATTCAATAAGGTTTCGTTCAGCTTGATCCCGCATTGCAGTAATACGATTGTTCATGGCAGGATCATTCAACTCACCATACGTAGCTTCAAGCATGTTTGATGCATACAGTTCAGATGTATAGGCTTTGTACTCATCACCTTCCATCATATTGGTAATGTTACCTTCAATGTCAGTTTCAAAACCATATCTGTTTCTTGCATTTTTAAGTGCTTCATTTACGTTAGACGTAATTGTACCGTAATCAAATACAGGCTTAGGTTCTTTCGGGTCTTTAGTAGCAGCGTTAAACTTTGCATAGTCTGCAATGAGAGCATCACGTTCTTCTATAAGCTTGGCACGTTTTGCAGGATCCGTTTCTGTAATAAGTTTCTGTGATCGAAGAGAAATTGCTGCACCAAAAGTTGCTTCATACTTTTCTGGTTTACCATGTATTTGGCTAAACACTTCTGCATTAACACCAAAAGAAGTAAGAGGAATAGTTGTATCCGCTGCAGTAGAGCCTTCAGTAATACCTGCTTTAGGAGCTTTTGCCATTCCGATAGTGTCTGTGATGTCGGCTTGTGTTTCAGGATTATCAAAATCACCTTTAGTCGTAGGCAAATTCCACATTGCATTAGGATCATAGCCTTCAGCCAAAGCCTTTGGAGCGGATTCCAAAGCAAAGTCTACTGCGGTAGAACCTCTTTTAGCAATCTCTGCCGCAACCTCAGGACTATAGAACATAGACAGTGCGCCCATCATCTTTTCTGTAGCTGCTTGCTCTGCACGTCTTCTACTAGCAGAATCAAGACGCTGTTTCATGGCTTCTGTTTCAGCCAACTTTTCCATTTCAAACTGGCGTTCTTCTTCAGCTTCGAAATCTGCTACAAGCTGCTTAGAGAAACCACCAACAAAGGCTCCAAAGTTAAACGCCATTATACCCTCCTAGCCATAAGACCACCCTTGGGTGCTTCAGCTTCCATAGTCATTTCATCTTCCATCATAGGCTCTTCAACAGTTTCTTCAGGCATTGGCATGTCTTCTTCTTTTGACATACGTTCCTTAATACGTTTCTTAGCAAGAGCAATGTTAGACATACTGAATGTATTATCTTCCGGTTCAATCTCTGTACCCATTACGTAATCAACATCTTCCAAGTCAGCCACATAAGCAATGGCTTCAATCAATACAGGCAACACAAGAATGCCAACATCAATAGTGTGCTTACCTTCCATGACAGCTGCCATTTGCAGTGCATTAGCAAATGTAGTAATAGGTACACCCATCTCAAGAGTATTCAACATATCATTACGTAGATTAGGTTCCATGATACGTGGAATATAAAAGTTAAGTGCGTCTTCTACAGTTGTATATTGTGGAGGTTGCTCCCAAGGACGGTTGCCGGGTTCACTGGTAAGAGATTGACCTGCAATGGGAGCATCAATAGAGATTTGTGGTAGTTCAGCCATTTTTAAGTTTCTCTCTTTCCTTACGAATTTCCATCACGTATTCTGCAACACGTTCCTTTGGTCCTTTCGGACCATCGTTGACTTGTTTAGTTTCAGAATTACGAGACAACAACCCAAAAGACTTGCTACTTTTCTTTTGCTTATTATCCATAATGGGTAGATTTCTATAAGCATTAGCTGCCTGATTGTACATTGTAGTTACCTCTTATCCAAATAGGTTGCCAAGAATACTATTAGACAAATCGCTTGTTAGCACTTTAAATACAGCTTGACCCATGTTAGCAGAAGATTGATAGTCTTGCTTCATCTCTTGAATACTCTTGCTAGCGTCAGCTTGAAGCTGTGCGATTGCAATATTTGTAATACGTTGACGTTCATTCTCTGCACTTGTCCATGCCCATTCCATATTGTCTCTGTAGTATTGCCACAAGTTATTGTAGGAAGACTGGGACAAACCAAGTAGGGCAGTAGCATTTAGTTCATTAGCACGATTGACTGCTGTAGTATCTGCGGTAGCAATTTCTCTACGCCATTGTGCATTTGACTGGTCAATAATCAATCTGTTCTGTGCATTAAACTGATCACGCTGGTTATTTATTTCAGCATTGAAACGTTCAATGGTATTTACCTGACCTGCATTAAACTGCGACTGAGCATTTGCCTGAGTTGCATTAAACTGTGCAGTCTGTGTTGCCAAGCTAGCAAAGAACTGATCAACTTGATTTTGCGAAGATGCATTAAATTGCTGTGTAGCATTCTGTGCAGCTTGATCAGTAAACAAAGACTGTACTCTTTGCTGTGCTTTAAACAAATCAGTCTGCTGTTGATTGCTCAAGTTAGCCATATCAACTGACAAGAAGTTCTGAGCATTCTGTACTGCAGCTTGCTGTCTGTTGTTTAAGTTTTGCATATCCAACTGTGACAGTGCAGCAGCTTCTGCCATAACCAGAGCTTGTCGGTTATTCAGGTTTTGCAGATTCATGCTGTTTGCAATGCGGCTATTTTCTAGTGCAATTTGCACTTCAGTGGTGAAGTTTGTGTTTGCAATATCACTAATCTTAGCTGCATTGGCTACACGAGATTGGAACTCTTGGTCAAATTCCATACCCAAGAATGATGCTCTTTGCTGTGCAGCAAGCATAACACGCTGCTGTCTGTTTGACAAGTTTAATTGTTCAAACTGTGACTGTGTTGCAGCATCCATCTGTGCAATAGGTAGTGCGGCTTCCATAGCAGCCTGAATAACAGCCTGACCAGCCAAGCTAGACGCACCTAGACCACGAGCAGCAAGAGTGCCCATTGCTTTGCGCATAGAACCAGCAGCCCATGCAGGTGTATTACCACCTTCAAACTGTGCCATCAGACCTTCTAGCTGACCTTGTACTGTAGCTTGCTCAGAAGGAGTAGCTTGGGCTGCTTGCAATTGTTCTGTAAATGCAGCGGCAGTTTCAGCATTTGCTGCACCACTAATAAGCTCACCGTTTTGTATCTGTCTCTGAATAGGGTTATCCATAAGAATGGCATTACCCTGTGCAGCCTGTACATTACCAATGCTACTTGCAGTTTGTTGGGCAGCAAGAACTTCAGCACGAGGATCAAGAGACATTTGCGCAGCTTGTAGTGTTTGCAATGCGCTGTTTACTGCAGGAGTAGACTCAATGGTGCTTGCTTGCGCTGCAGTCATTTGCTGTGGCATAGCAGCAGCAGTAGTAGCAGCTTGTGCTGTTGGCAAAGCTACTGCACCCGACACTTGACCAGAGTATGGTGATACGAGCTGACCTTGTTCAAGTGTAGTACCAACCGGAACAACAGTTGCACCTGTTGGCAATCCCGGTGTCTTAGCAATTTCAGCTTGAACTTGTGGAAGAGTAGCACCAGCAGGGAAGTTTTGCTGTGGGATGTATTGTTGATTAAGGGCAGTTGGCATAACTTTAGTAGCATTACCACTCTGTACAGCACCAGTAGTATCAACACCTTCTTGTGCTTTCAACACACCACCTTTAGCCATCTTACGTGCAGCATTCATAAAGTATGTCATTTGTTCATTTGCCGCAGGGTTTTGCTGTAGGTAAGAATTAAACCCATTCATATCACCCTGATATCCTACAGTATTTGCAATACGCTGCAATGCTTCAGGTCTAAAGCCAGCAAACTCACCAACAGGCTGGGTATTCTTTATTGCAGACTGCATTGGAACAGAACCACCCTGTGCCATTTGATACGAAACAGGAGGTTGCATATACTGTGGCATATATCCACTAGCAGTACCCATAAACTGTTGAGCTTGTTGCGTCTGTTGCTCAAACGGAACAATTTGAGAAGATGCAGGAACAGGTGCTTGTGGCGCAGAAGGTGCAGCAGGTGCTTGCGGAGCCATAGGTGTACCTGCAGCTTGCACAGAAGAAACAGCAGGTGCTGCAACTGTTGGTGTTTGAACTGTACCCATAGCAGGTTGATTTTCTACAGGATAAAAACCAGCAGGAATTGCAGTAGTAGGCTTACCGTTTACAAACGTAACTGATGTAGTCAAACCAGTAGCGTTTCTAAACTGTCTGACAGTATACATTTGCTGTTGACCAGCCTGCTGTTGACCAGTTATACCACCCTGACCAATTGTATATGTTTGTGTTGGCGTATACTGAAATGGAAGTGTGCCATACATTTGTAAGCCAGCCTGCACTGATTCTTCCGTAGGCTGTCCATATCCGGGTGTAGTTGCCCCAGTTCCAGTTCCAGTTCCAATGATACTTTCAGGTGGTGTATACTCAGGATAAGTCTG